ATGTGGAGGAGTGGTGGCGCTCGCACGGCTACGAGGTGTACGTGGGGGAGGACCAAGGGCCGGGGCGGTTCAACGCTGCTGCCGCGAGGAACCGTGCTGCCGCCCTCGCCGGCACCTGGGATGTCGGCATCTTCGCTGACGCCGACACCGTTCCTGGCGACGGGGAGGACATCAAGCGAGCGGTGATGCTGGCGCATGAGCGCAAGCGCTTCGTGCGTCCGTACAAGCAGTACATCCAACTGAGCGAAGAGGCGACCGACCGCTGGCTCCGGGACGGCCCGCACGAGGACGGCTGGAAGGTACTCGGTGCCAGCGTGCCCGAAGGTGGCCTCGCCATCGTCCCGCGCTCCCTCTTCGATGCGGTGGGCGGATACGATGAGCGCTTCGTGGGCTGGGGATGGGAGGACACGGCATTCGCTCAGGCGTGCCGGGTCACGCGAGGGTTCCACCAGACGGGCGGTCAGGTCTTCCACTTCTGGCACCCGATAACGCCCGACCGCAACACCAGCGACCCGCAGTTCCTGGCGAACCGCGCACTCGGGCAGCGCTACATGAGGGCGCGAAACCAGAAGTCCATGCGCCTACTCCTGTCGGAGCGGACCGTTCCACGTGGAACAAGTGTTCCGACCCGACTTCGCGTCGGCCTCGTCGTCACGGCGAATGGGCGCCGTGAACACCTCCAAGCGATGATGTCGAGCGTGGAGCGATACGTCGTGCCGAAGGCGGATGCGGTCCTCATCTGTGACGACTCCGGCGAGAAGGACATGGCGTCCTGGCTGGAGGGGATGTACCCACAGGCCCGCATCGACGCGCACGCCCATATCGGTCACGGCCCCGCCATCGCCCGCGCCTGGGATGCCGCCCGACGCCTCGATGTCGATTACGTACTGTGGATGGAAGAGGACATGATGTGGGTCCGAGGCATCGACCTCGCGGACGTGGCGTCGGTCATCCGGGCAACGGGCATCGAGCAGATGGCATTCCTCCGGAACAGCCACTTCCCCGCCGAGGTCGCAGCGGGACCGCACCAACTGAGCCGCTTCGACCCGGACCTCTTCTCGCCCGAGTCCACGAACGGCCACCCCTGGCTACGGCATCGCCAGTTCTACACGCTGAACCCCAACCTCACCCCGCTCGACACCATCCGGGGTAACCGTTGGCCCGCCCAACCGAACAGCGAGCATCGGTTCTCGCTCCGCATGTTCCGGCACGACAAGAGCGTCGGGATGTGGGGGCGCTTGGAGGATGACCCCATCGTCTACCACGCAGGCGTCGGGGAGCGCACGGGGAGCGGCTACTGATGTTCGACATCTATGCCACGCAGGAGGGATACGCACACCACCTCATCCCGGTGTGGGAAGCGTCAGGCGGTACCTTCTACGGCCATACCCAAGAGTTCGTGCGCTGGCTCAGGAGCAGGGGTGTCGTCGGTGCCGAGCAACTACCCTCGCGCCTATCTCGTCCCGTCCTCACGGCGGGCATCATGGACTACCGCCGAGCCGAGAAGACGCGGCCCCCGGCGCTGGCCTACATGGAACATGGTTGCGGCCAGTCGTACGCAGGCGACCGCCGCATGTCCACGCACCCGGCCTACGCGGGAGGGGACGGACGCGACGGATGCTCGCTCATCCTCGCGCCCAACACGCAGGCTGCGGCGCGGTGGTCGGAGCGGTACCCATCCGCTGCCGTCCACACCATCGGGGCGTCCCGTGTCCTCAACCCTCCCGAGGATACGGGGCGCTCTCTCCTCGTCGTGTCGTTCCATTGGGACGGAGGCACCATCCCCGAGATGCGTTCGGCGTGGTCGCATTACCGCGACTCCCTGGGCGCCCTCGCGCTCGATGTCCCGCTCGCTCTCCACGCCCATCCCCGCGCCAGGAGCGGCATCCGCGCGTGGGCGAAGGGGCGCAACATCGAGTTCATCGAAGACATCGAAGAGGTCGCACGACGGGCCACGGTCTACGCCGTGGACAACTCATCGACGCTGTGGGAGATGGGTCGCACACGTCCGGTCATCGCGCTGAACGCTCCGTGGTATCGGCGCGATGTGGCGCATGGCCTCCGCTTCTGGGACCGCATCCCCGGACCCCAAGTAGACGACAGTGGCGGGCTGTTCCTGGAAGCCGAACGGCTGCTGTCGAGCGGCGAGTCGGAGGATGCCAAACGCTGCCGAGAGGCCGTCGTAAGGGACGTCATCCCGTCGTTGGACGGCGCCCGGACAGCGTCTACAATCGTCGGTGAGTGGTCGGAAGACCCACATCGCGGGGAGCAGGCAACGGAGTGAGCAATCCCGTAGCGACCGGACTACATCGCCTACAGACGACAATCTCCGTGGCGGACAGGACTGGACTGGCGATGTCTTCCTTTCAGGGTCGGGTACCATCGTCCCGTAGCACCCCACTACGCACGGTGTCACGGGAAGAGAGTCAGGCGACATGAGTTATTGGAGCAGGGCCACCGTCCAGGACTCGACGGATGAGCAAACGGACACCGGGGCCGTCACTCACGCATGGACCGACTGGCTATCAGACGCCGAGGTCCGCGTCCTTCCACTGGATGTGAACGAGACGGATGAGCAGTGGGCGCGACCCGAGGAGGACGCCTACGAGGTCCAGTTCCGAGGCGCCGTGAGCGGCCTCAGTCCACGCATGAGGGTCATCGTGGACGCGGAGGCCTACGACATCCGGCGCATCCTCCAACCGCCCCCGTTCGGCACGCCGACGACCGTGGCGTGGACGGTCAAGGTGACGCCATGAGTTCGGTCGTGAAGATACTCGGACTCAAGGACATCCAGCGGAACGCCGAGCAGACCGCACGCGACCTTGCGGAAGCCGAAGACCCGGCGCAGATGCGTGCCGGGGAAATCATCGCGGAGCGCTGGCGGGCACTCGTACCCATCCTGGAAGGCAACTACCGCGACGCCATCCACGTCGCGTGGCTCGGCAAGAAGGGCGCAGCGGTCGGCACGAAGTGGCTGGGGAACCTTCCCCGGAACGAGCAGCCGGTCATGTACGCCCGACGTCTGGAGACTGGCGATAGCGAGATGCCAGCGCAGCCGAGCGCGCGCCCCGCGTTGGAGCAGGCACGACCTGAGGCTATCGAAGCGATGGCCGATGAGTTCCGCACCGTCGTCCGAGGAACGCGACGACGGAGAACGAAGGTGCCGACGACATGACCCTGGAAGCGGCGATGTTCGCCTACCTCTCCGACCGCCTCTCGTGCGGCGACCGCGTCTATCCGATGGGCAAGCGACCCCAGGAGGGGGAACTGCCCGCCGTCACCTACATGCTTGTCGCGGGACCGACGAGCCACTACAGTCACAGTGGTCCTACCGACCGTCAGGTGTCCTACCAGTTCGACTGCTGGGCTGAGGACGCGGATGATGCGATGGACCTCGACACGGAGCTCCGTGACGCCTTAGACGGCTATCGGGGAACGTGGGAGGACTTCCGCATCGGCTCTGTCTTCCTGTCGGTGGTCCTGGACGACTACGAGACGAAGACAAGGCTCTACCGCCGTATGCGGCAGGCAGAAATCCACTACGCCGACCCGGTAGGGTCGTAGGAGGTACAGGATGGCAGCAACCAATGCCGTCGCCTCATATGGGGCGACCATCAGCATCGACGCTCAGGACATCCAGGAAGTCGGGGACATCTCCGGACTGGCACTCAGCACCGATGTCGATGAGGTCACACACCACGGTTCCCCTGATGGTGTGGAGGAGCGCATTCCCACCATCAAGCGACTAGGCGAACTGTCGTTCCCGATGTCGGTCGTCTCGACCGACGCTGGGCAGCAGGACCTCTGGGCCGCATGGGAGGACCGCGCAGAAGCGCAGTACATCGTCGTGCTACAGAGCGGCATCACCCAGACCTTCCAGGGATACGTGACGGGTTTCAGCCTGTCATCCCCGGTCGCCGGTCACGACATGGCCGATGTCACCATCACGCCGAAGTCGGCACCGACGCTGGCGTTCGGCTCCTAGCGGAGGGAACCTGTGAACACGAAGGCGGGAGGGCGAGGGCCGGACTATCCGGGTCCTCGTAGCCTTGACGAACTCATCCAACTGCGGACGGACTACGAAGACGTGCCCGTATCGCAGTTGGGTGGGGAAGTCCTGCGGGTGTATGCCCTCACAGGGGCAGAGCGCGCACGGCTCATCAGCCAAGCATCGAGACTGGAGAAAGAGGTCGGGGCAGAGGTGGCCGACTCCGAAGCGGCGCTGCTGTTCCCCGTCCGTATCGTCGGCGCTTCGCTGAGATACCCCGAGGACCAATGGGTCGCACTCGGGGAAGCACTCGGCGCAGAGGCGCTGGACGACCTCTACAAGGTCGCATCTCGTCTGTCCGGTGTCGGTGATAGCGACGCCAAGCAGGAGAAGGACCGCCAACCAGAGAAGAGGAACGCCGCTTCTGGTTCCGACTGACGCGCGCCCTGGGGCACCGCTCGGTCGCGGAGTGCCAGCAGCACATCAGTAGCCGGGAGTTCATGGAGTGGATGGTGTTCGATGAGTTCGAACCCATCGGGACGAGGACGGTCCCAGAC